TCCTGTAGGAATTTAGCTCCTAACTTACGACCTGATGTGATCCCTAGTTCTGCTAATAAACCAGATCCTTCATCAAAGTAGATTGAATTTTCCGATGCAGAGTCACCTAGCGTTCCTCCATTGTGGAATATCTCTAGGTTGCCTGTTGTGCTGTTAATACTCGCAGACACGTTTGGAACGTTTGATCCGATCGCAGTTGCCACGTCTGTCAATGTTGTACCACCTGATGTAATAGTTACACCGTTCATTACCATTGTCTTGGTTGTGACTGCAGTCCCTGATGCCACAGTTACTACTGGGTGTGATAGGTGCCATGCGCTTGATCCAACCTGTACCCAAGCGTTGCTCGAGTTCTTGTAGTAGATCTTGTTAGAAACGTGTGTGGTGTTGATCGCGTACTGTCCGATGGTTCCGATTGCGGGTTTTGGATCACCAGTGCTCACCGCGCCAACTAGGTCACTTGTTGAAGTGATCAGTATCGGAGTAATTGTTGTGAATGCTTGGTTAGTCGCAGACCATTCGAATATACCATACGTGCTTGATGCAAGGTCAAACCAGTATGTGCCATCTGTTGGTGCCGCTGTCGGAGCCGATGCGCTTCCGATCAATCCGTTGGTGTCAACGTTGGCTCTTAAAACGTAGGCTCTGTTGGCCACTCCTAGGAAACTGTATGCGGCCTGTAGACCCCATTCGTTCAATTCATAACCGTGTAATGAATTTCCTGAAGCGTCAGTGTAGAATTTTGGATCTCCAAAAGTCTCTGTCAATTCTCTCTGTGATGAGATAAGGTAAGCAGTGTTGGCGTTCGCGGTCGTTGTTCCTGCCGCAGTTCCGTCTCCCGCTCCGTTGGTCTTATCCTGTGATGATGCTACTATGAATAGTGGTGTTGTACCCGCATCTGATGGTACGTAGAAACTCTCGTTTATTACTGAAACTTCTACTCCTGGTGATGTTAAAGCCATTTTTCGTATTCTCCTTGCAAGTTACGTGTATACTAGAGTTATTTATTAGATCATATGGTTTTTACGACAGAATTTACCATTTTCCAGGTACCTATATAGGCGACGTAAATATGCGTATGGACAAGAGTCTTAGACCGTTGTGTAAGCAGTGCAAGAGCCGACCAAGGGCGTATGCCTACAGGCGTGGCGACAGGATCTACTGGCGAAGTATGTGTGACGCCTGCAACAGGAAACGAGCGGGCAAACGTGTGGGAGGGATCACGGCGTTACAGCGCTCTGGCTACAAGAAAAAGAAGAAGTGTGAGGTTTGCGGATTCAAAGCCCAGGATAACGCACAACTGGACGTGTTGTTCGTGGACGGGAATCTGCGTAATACATCAGTGGGTAATCTAAAAACTGTTTGTGCCAATTGCCAGCGGTTGCAGGGGATCCGTCGTTTGGGTTGGAGGATTGGTGATCTTGTTGCCGACGACTAGGTCATCCACTTTCTTGTATAGGTCTTCCTTGGTGCCATCATTGTCTATGACATGATCGAAGTTCCATCCCATCCAGTCCCACTCTGATTTGTGGGCACCTTTGTCCTGCATCTGTTCTCGTGTGGGCAATTCACCCCTCTTGACCAGTATGATCTGACCTTTGTTCTCTTTGATTGTCTTCAATTCGTTTTGGAATCTCGTGTCTGATATCACGGTTGGTCGGCCATCATATCTTGACAGGCAACTGTCAATCCAGATCGCATCGTGCATGTGCTGTCTCATAACCTCCGTGCCGAAGTGTTGTAGCACCCATCTCGGTGTCACTGTCTTGCCAAACTTCTTTGACCAGAACTCGTCGGGCTGTTCCCTCCATTGCCTGCTGTCGTCACCGTTGCCTTCCAACATCTCGCGATCCCAGTTGAACATGGCGCTGACAGCATCCTTCAGACTCTTGGCGAAAGAATCCCTGCGGAATCCATGTTTCTCTTCCAGTCTTTTCGATACAGTGTCTTTACCAGAACCTATCAATCCTACCACTCCTATCAGCATAGGATTATTATACTATTTTTTCAGTCGTTTTTCAATCTCTTTGATTGCTTTTCTCACGGATCTCAGTATGGATGCCCTCAGGGTTTTCTTTCGTGCTTTCAAAGCCTTTATGCTCATCGTTTCCAATTCCTCTACCAACTTTTCCAGTTCGTCGAGCGTGAGGTCAGAGTAATTCTTGTAATTGGATTTTTTCATCAACACTATTTAGATGTGATCTGATTGGAATTAACCAATAACAAAACTGTGTGGTGTGCCACCTTCTTGGAAGTTGCCTATCTCTTGGTCAAGTCTCTCCATCTCGGCATTTCCCTCGTTCTTGAGTGCGTCACCGTTCAGTGTGGTTCCACCCTGTGGGCCCGCTATGGTGTTGAACTTGCCTCTGGCCTCGCCCAGCATGACCTTGCACACGGCCAAGGTGTAGTCCCTGATCCATGGTTTGGCGTAGATGTCTTTGAATAAGGTTATGTCCGGTCTGTAGTTGTCGGTGTGCATCAGCACGGTCTCGTTGTCCGCCCGTGGTCTCTGTGTTATGGTCAGTTTCTTCGTGGCCACGTCAAAGTGGAACTGTATGAAACTGCCGAACATTTTTCCGACTAATTCTTGGTAACTTGCGAAGGCATAGTAGGTTGCCAGACCGCCCGTGGCACCCGCCCTCAGCAGGTAGGTGTTGGTGTAGGCCAGGTTGAACGGTTCGAACAGTGTTCCCCCTTCTCCACCTTCTGTTCTCGAACCTACTGTTCTCCTGTTGAGATTCCTGACATTGATAACTTCGTCGGGTAAAATATAACTGTTTTGATTTTTCTTTAATTCTAGGAAAGCGTATGATTCCTCAACAGCGTTAGACGATCGTTGTCTGTATCTGTTGGTGGCCCTTTCCAGTGCCGTTTGGTAGTGTTTTGGGTCCAATTCCACATCGATCATGCCCTCACCGAGGTTGTTCTTCACATAATCAAATATTTGCTGTTGTCCTGTTTGAAGTTCTGACATAGTCGTATTTATTGGTTTGAGCTACACAATAAATATGTATGATATGCCTAGACTGTCAATTTTCAAGCCTGAAAAGGGAAATGATTACAAGTTCTTTGACCGCAACATCAAGGAGATGTTCACGGTGGGAGGAACGGACCTACACTTCCACAAATACCTAGGACCCTATGATCAGGGCGACACCAACAAGGATGGACCCGCTTCGCCCAGCCAACCTAGGGTAACAGGTTCAGATCTAAATGAGACCACTATACAGGATTTGTTGTTTTTAGAGAATCGAGATAGGAAATATGCGGATGATGTTTATGTGGTACGTGGCATCTACAACGTACAGGACGCAGACTTTAACCTATCACAGTTTGGAATGTTCCTACAGAATGACACATTATTCCTGACAGTTCATCTGAACGACATAGTAGAGAGGATTGGTAGGAAACCCATGGCGGGAGATGTCATAGAGTTCCCACACATGAAGGAAGATTATTCATTGGACGAATCCATACCCATAGCACTGAAGAGATACTACGTGGTGGAAGACGTCAACAGGGCCGCGGAAGGATTCTCACAGACATGGTGGCCACATCTACTGAGACTGAAGATGAAGACCTTGGTGGATTCACAGGAATTCAAGGACATAATTGGTGATGCCACAACAGCGGGATCCGTGGCCAGTTACATGAGCACTTACAACAGAGAGAAGACCATCAACGATCAGATTGTTGCCCAAGCGGAACAGGATGCTCCCAAGTCGGGATTCAACTACAAACAATATTATGTTGCCCCAATCGATGAGCGTGGCAATATTAGGACAGAGAATGTCAACACAGAGGCCCAGAGGGCCAGCAGTGACAACACTGTCAACGCCGTGATAGATACTCCGGCCAGTTCTCACTATGGCTTCTATTTAGATGGTGACGTAAAATTAAATGACGACAATACGGTAGACGGTGTGCCTAATGGAAATCCAGCGGGATTTGGCAGTTCTTTTCCAACATCGGGTGTGGACAAGGGTGACTTCTTCTTGAGGGTAGATTACTTACCTAATAGGCTGTTCCGTTATGACGGCACCAGATGGGTCAAAATTGAAGATTCCGTCAGGATAACTACAACCAACAACGATTCGAGGGCCAACTACAAGACCAGTTTCGTCAACAACTCTACCAGCTCAACGATAAACGGACTTACAGTTGAACAGAGACAGGCGTTGACGGATGCGTTGAAACCAAAGGCTGACAATTAAAGATGTTGCATTTTTATGAAGGACAGGTAAGGAAGTTCTTAACACAGTTCATCAGGATACTGAGCAATTTTTCCGTGGAGACGGGCAAGGGCGCAGATGGTTCTGTGCAGTTGAGGGCAGTGCCTGTGACTTACGGAGATCCCACAAGACAGGTGGCCAACATCATCAGGAACAATTCAGAGAATGCCTTACAGTACGCACCAAGGATAGCCTGTTACGTTAGGGAGTTGAACTATGACAGGGACAGGATGCAGAATCCCTACCACATAGAGAAACAGCACCTCAGAGAACGTGATTATAATGAAAGCACAGGTGAATACACAAACCAACTGGGTGCTGGTTACACAGTGGAAAAGGTCATGCCTTCTCCGTTCAGGCTTGAAGTATCAGCGGACATATGGAGTTCAAACACTGATCAGAAACTGCAGATCATGGAACAGATACTGTACCTGTTTAACCCAGACTTCGAGATACAGAAGTCTGACAACTACATTGACTGGACCAGCCTGAGTTATGTGGAGTTGACTGGCACAACGTTCAGTTCAAGGACCATACCAGTGGGAGCGGATTCAGAGATAGACGTGGCCACACTGACGTTCTCCATGCCAATATGGCTGTCACCACCGGTAAAAGTAAAGAAACTGGGTGTGGTACAGAAGATCATAATGAGCATATACGATGACGATGGTGGAATTGCCAAGGGTCTCATTGACGGTGAACTGATGTCTAGGAGTTACGTGACACCAAACAACTTCGGGTTGTTGGTCACGGGAAATCAATTGAGATTATTAGGAACAACAGGAGTAAATGTAAGTTCCGGTGGTGACGGGTTCTACACAGGAGCCAACGAGTCAAGTCTCGCAGACCCTTTTGAAACATTCGGTCCTCCCGTGAACTGGAAGTTACTGCTTGACCAGTATGGCAAGGTCACCAACGGCACATCACAGATCAGGCTCACACAGGAGAATGGCAACGAGGTCATAGGCACGATAGCGACAACCACATTGGATGACACCATCCTCTTATACAGCATAGATTCAGACACCATACCTTCCAACACCGTCATAGATGGCAGGGGCACGGTGGACAAGATCGTTAACCCCCTGACGTTTGATCCTGGGTCAAATCCCACAAACGGGACAAGGTACCTGATCACGGAGGACATTGGAAAATTGAGGACCGACGGTGCCGATGACACGGACGAGGTGGCATCTGACACAGACAACACCGCTGACAAGAGTTGGTTCTTCAGCCAGAACTGGAAACACAGACCTGCCAGCAAGAACGACATCATACAGTATGATGCTGTCAATGACGAATGGGACGTGGTCTGGGACGCTTCGAATCCAGACAGCACACTGGCATACGTGACCAACTTGAACACGGGCATCCAATACAAATTCTCTGGAGGGGTGTGGGTCAAGAGTTATGAAGGCATATACACCGCCGGTAAATGGAGCATAGTGTTGGACGGTGGGTACAGCACTGGCTACAACGCAGGCACAGACGCACAGACGCCTTGATAAAATCCTGATAAATTGTTATAATAACTTATGAAAGAAAACATAGTCTGTTCTGGCGCACTGTTCTACAGCACTTCCACCAAGAGATTCCTGTTCTTACAACGTACAGATAAGAAGACCGCTGGTATGTGGGGTCTGGTGGGAGGACAGGCCAAGTACACGGAATCAGCATTCGAGGGACTGAAGCGTGAGATACAGGAAGAAGTGGGTGACACTCCCAAGTTCAAGAAGGTCATACCCCTGGAGATGTTCACTTCAAACGATCAGAAGTTCTTCTTCCACACATATCTCATAGCCATAGACGCAGAATTCATACCACAACTGAATGGTGAACACTCCGGCTACTGCTGGACGGCATTCGAGTGTTGGCCCAAGAACCTACACATGGGACTGAGGAACACACTCAACAATAAAAGTATAAAAGGTAAGTTGCAGACTATACTGGATCTTATAGTCTAATCGTTTTTGATGTAAGATTTTCCTGTGAGTTTCTCGATGTCTCGGATCATTTCTTCCATGTTGATCCTGACGGTCTTACCGGTCTTAACATTGCGTGAATAGTACTCCCATTCACCCTGTTCGTTGTGTGGAGATATCTTGGTCACGTTGCCCGCCTCATCTTTTACGAACACTTCAGCACTGGATGCCTCGTCCTTGGCGTATATGTGTGCATAGTCGGTAATTGTGTCGGGATCACTGTTCACGGCCAATGCCACGGGGGTGTTCATTTTTATTCGACCACCCGCATTTCCATCAATTATAAACTGTCCATTGTTGCCTGCGGGATTGGCGGTCGTACCATCTGTGGAAACTGCAACAGCAAACTGTGTCTTGTTGGCATCGTTGGTGTTATCAAAAGCAAACGAACCGCCAACAATGAGTGCTGAACCATTCCAGTATTCGTGGTTACTCC